CCCCTTGGCTTTGCGTTGCTATTCAGAATACCCTCCATCTTGGTCTTTATCTGATGTAGCCGAGATAATAATTGAGCCTTGTTTGTCATTTTCAGAACTGCGTTAATATCACCAATTAAGTCGTGTTCTTCACTGAGAAAATCCGGAAGGTTGTATATATTTCCCATACGGGCTTTCATCTGGTCTAATTCAAAACGCACTAAAGGCATCGGCACTTTGCGTTCATTCTCAAACAACTCAATTAATGTGCCAATATCACTGCTAATTAAATATAAACGACCCAAATCGCTGTTTAGGACTGGAATGATTTCTTCTACGGCTGTGTCGTCCTTATTCAGTTTTGCCAATGCTAATTGGCGTTTTAACACTTTGAAGTTGTTGCCGTGTGCCTTGTAATAAATAATGTCTTCATTCAGTGACTGTGCCACATTTAATGGAAAATCGTTCAGTGGCTTTCCCTTATTGAAAAATTCGTAGATGATTGAGAAGTCCGTAAATCTATTATTTTGGATTAATGCGATTGTATCCAGTTTTGTCATTGAATGAGAACTGAATGCTTCTTCCAGTGTATAACGGCGTTTATCACGCAAGATTTTTGACCCTTGAATGACTTCCTCTGGCGACCAACGCACGATGTGAAATTTGAGTTCCTTCTTTGCGTTAATCAAATCCTCTGGTGTCATTGATTCCTTGATAAGAGTGTGGGCGTGTTTGGCTTCATTAGGAGAAATAACCTTCGCCTTCTCTAATTCATCAATACGCTGTCCGCTTTCTATGGCACTATAGTTTTCTACTTTTCCATTAATAATTCCAGCGTTTTTATTCAGAACCTCCCACTCTGCGATTGCTCCAGCCTTGATGTCGCCAATAAAAACATTCTCCATAGAACGCAGCTTCTTAATAATATTCTTGAACCCATCGGCTAAATCACGCAAGGCTTGATGCTCTGAACCCTTGGTCTTGACCTCCTCAAAAATATCATAATCTCCAGCATATTGCTGACTACGCATTGCCATTGAACCCATTATGCTGACGCTTCTTCCACCGCTAAAACTCATAGCGTCAATAACTGCCAGAGCATCGGCTGGGTAATTGGCTGGGTATGATTTTTCTTTGAAGTCAGCCTTCATATACAGTTAGATGAGATTTTTAATTGCTATTCTATCTCATTCGCTTTTAACTTGCGACGGCAGATGCCACACTTTGGCTCGGTCTGTGCCTTGAGCGTATGTAAGCACCCCTTACAATAGTAATGACCGCACGGCGTGATGTCTAAGTTGTCGGGCTGGATAAATTCCAAGCATATAGGACACTCCCAAGTCTTCTTGAGTTCAGTTGCCATCGCAAGAAACTCATTCTTAATGTGTGTTGGAATCGCATCGTCCGTCGTGTGGCGAACAATACGGGTGTAATTGGTGTGGTCGGCATTGAGACGCTGATTACACGCCTCATAATACTTCGCCCACGCAAATCCTCTCTGCTTTATCATACTATTCAAGCGTCTGTTAAGGGCTTCCATCTCAACTTATGCCTTATATAATAGGTTAAACTTGGAATCAATTTTTGACCCAAGTCCCAGAAGAGTTGGATATTTTTTATATTGAAATGGACTTTTTTTTTTGAAAACATCGTGTAGTGCGTTTTTTTACTATTCTTATTGTCCCGGCACTGAATAGAAATGGCTACTCAATTCGCCGACTTGGCTTTTGGAACGCAAAACGAAGACAAGATTAAAAGTCAGATTGAACGCATTGTTGGAACTCCTCTTATTAAACAAGGTGGCTATTCTATTATGGATTATACGAATGATACTAAAACCATCTATGTGGAATTGAAGACCCGTAGAATAAAGCACGATGATTATATCACTGCCTTAATAGGTGCGAACAAAGTTGAGTTTTGCTCTGACCCTACAAAAAATTACTATTTTGTTTTCTGTTATTCAGATGGGATTTACTATATTAAATACAATGAGGAACTCTTCAAGACCTTCCAGCGTAGCGACCATTATTACAGAGGTGAGCGTAGCGATTGTATGAACTCAGTTCAGAGCGTCTATTATATTCCAGTTGAGGGTCTCACTCTTTTTCAGCCAAATGCTTGAGGTCATTTCTGATGATTTGCCCCACGATGCCGTCACACAAGGCAGAGTATTTCTCATTGAGTTCTTTTACAAGACACTTCTTAGCATCAACCCAAGCATTCCAAGCAAGAGCCTTATCATTCTTTGAGAAGACTCTTTCTATATTCATCTCTTTGACTAAATATTGACTGTGCTTCAGCCACGCATCTGACCCACGGATTTTCTGGTAAAACTCTGGAAAACGCTCCTCAGTCTCTGGATTGACACAGTTCTGGGTCGTAATCTTATCCTTGTGAATGTATTCGTTCATTCTTGCTACTTTGTATAATAGGTTGGAAGAAAATCAACTTTTATTTGTGGGTTGGAAAGGTGAATTGATTTTGGGAGTTTTCGTCGGTTTTTATTTTGAAGTCTGAAGGCTGTGAAGGTTGTGAAGGTTTTTTCGCCTACTTTTGAAACTGGTGGAATTCAATACCCTCTTAGGGAAACTTGGCGAAAAAACCTTCACAACCTTCACAAGAAAGTTGAGGCAACCTTTAGAGTATTATACTCTATTCTACTTATTCAATGGGTTGTCTGGTTCTCATATGGAAATGCTCCCTCATTACTTGGTCTATGACACTGCCCGGTTGCTTACAAAGGTGCTTGTAAGGCTGAAGGTCTTTCATCAACTTCTTCTTCTCCTTCTCATACTCCTTCAGAATCTGGTCTGGGGAGCGTCTCTGGCGTTGCCCCTCATCATACCAGATAGTGAGCGAATTCTCAAACTCCATATGGAGTCTCCACGCTTTGTGGTTGCGAATTGTCTCAAAGAACTCTGGATAGGTCATCTGCGTCTCAATATCCTTTGCGTTGTTCCAGTTAATAGGCGTGTTCGTTGGCATACTCTACTTTTTTGGTTCTATATGATAGGTTAAACTTCATTTCACTTTTTGGCAACTTTTGCGGAAGAGTTTGTTGGTTTCTTTGAAAACCTACCTTTTTATTTTGAAAATTATCTGCTGTGTATATAGAATGCCTTATAAATTGAGAAAAGCCCCTAAGCGTGATTTGTATTGGGTGGTAAGCACGGAGACTGGAATGAAACATTCAAAAGAACCCCTTCCGAAGGCACGAGCCGAAGCCCAAATGAGAGCCTTGTATTTAGCGATGCGAAAAGAGGGAGGTATGTGTTGCTCCAGAACGGCTACAAGTGTAGCCAAAGACCCTTATGACACAAATTTTATTGAACTATTTGGTAAGACCAAAGAAGAGAAAGAATATATTAAAAAAGTGGATAATCTTGGTTATGATGCTATAGAATGGCTACACGACAATGACAAAGACATTGATAAAAGAGTGGTTGAGGATATGCTATTATATGTATATGATTCTAATCGTGCTAAAACTCTATTAGACAATAAGGCATTACCAACCCATTTCAATTGGCAAGAAATCTACGACACTGTAACATCTCCAGATTGGCATTACGACGATAGAGGTATGGGAAAAGTGCGTGGTGGGACGCATCGTCAGAACTTCTTGAAGGCTCATAAATTAGAGGATAAGTCCTATAATTTAAAAGAGTTGTCTAAGATTTCAGCCGTGCCAATGATGATTCTTCAAGCAGTATATGATAGAGGAATTGGTGCTTATAAAACAAATCCATCATCAGTTCGTCTGAAGGGTTCTTATGTTAAGGGTGTGAATGCTCCAATGTCAAAAAAACTCTCCAAAGAGCAATGGGCGATGGCACGGGTTTATAGTTTCTTAGACGGCAATCCCAAGCACGATAATGACTTGCGTGGTGGTGCGTGGTATGATATTTTCCGTCCAAGCCGTGTGATTAATGAGTTTGTTAATCCAGATTCTCTTGCCCGTCGTCGTATATCTGATGTATTCAGTGGTATTCGCACCAATTTGCCACCATCAGCCCGTCGCACAATGGAAGAATATGGAAACGAGTATATTCAGAGCCTTATGATTCGTAGAGACCCAATTCAATCTGCCGTGAATACAGTCTTTGAAGTCATTACACTGGGTCAGTGGAGCAAGGCAAAGTCAGCGGAGCAATATGATAAATTATTCCATTTGGGCTTAGTTCTGACCTTAGCCAGTGGAAAGCAGATTCTTGTAGAGAAGAATGAGGTTATTAATATAGGCAAACCCAAACCATTACAGCCAGATTCAGAAGTATTAGAACTTCCTCCATTACAAACTCCTACGACACTAAACCAATTCATAGCAAATGGAGCTGCCGTGAAAGGTGACGATTTCTATAGATATGACCCATTCGCAAATAATTGCCAAGATTTCGTGGCAATTCTATTGAAGGCAAATAACCACTATCCTCCACAAGCAGTAAAATTCGTAAAGCAACCAGTGGAAAGCCTTGTTAAGAAATTACCCCAATGGACTCGTCCAATTGCCAGAGGTATAACTGATTTGGGGGCTATTGCGAATGTAGCATTAGAAGGAGCGGGACTTTCAAATAAGTTTAAGGCACAACTAATGAAAGCGGGGCTGAATCCTTCAGTGTATTTGAAAAAAGCACAGAAGAAAGCAAAAGATGCCGGTTATGGAAAAGGAGCAAAACTATTAGGATTTGCTACTGATGGCGTTCATAAATTAGCAATGCCTAACGAAGACGGAAAGATGATTGTCTTTGGACGGGTGGGATATGGAGACCATCTGATTTACTCTCACTTGGAGAGTGCTGGGAAAGTCCCTCAAGGGACGGCTTCAAAGAAACAGAGTGTGTTTCAGAAGTCGCATTCCCAGATACGGGGAGATTGGAAGAGCAATCCTTTTTCACCGAACAATCTGGCTTTGAAGATTCTGTGGTAGTCCTCTTAATACCATACCACTTCTCACAGAACACACACATAAATTTAGATGACCCGTGCTGACACTCACCCTCTTTGGGTAATGAGAATGCTACATTCCCATTACCAGAAATCCCAGTCAGAGTTCTGTATTCTACTGGCTTAGTTAGTTCCTTAACATCAACAGAATAGTAATGTTTAATCGTCGCTATGTATGGGAAAGGGTCAGATGACATTATTCTACACAAGGCAGATATTTTTATGCGTAGAGAACTTCATAGCCATAGATTACACCGGGTGTGCCATTGAGCGTGAAGCCAGTGCCGGGGGTTACATTTGATATTGTAGCGGGAATGACAGCAGTCGCAAGTTGATTTCCAGTAGAACCAGCCACCCACGCACGAAGGGCAGAGTTCGCTGTAATTGTGGGACAATTAATCACATCGGCAGCGGCGACTTGTGTGTGAGCGGAGACACCACCAAAAGCACCAGTGCCAGAAATACCAGCAAGAGACCCAGCGGGTTGAGAAAGAGGAAAAGAAGAAACTTGTGTGCGTGAAACCATCTGAGAATTAACATTAGATGTATTAGTAGTAGCGTAGCACGAGAGACAAGCCTGACCGCCGTTTAAAAGAGGAGCGAACTGTGCGACTGAAAGAGAAAAAGTTAAACCATTCCAGCCGAGTGTGGCAAAGGCTGGAGCAGTCTGAGGAGCAGAAAAGGAAGGATTGTAAATCAACTCACTAACACCATTGAGAATAAGACGATTATTTAAATTACCAGCAAAAGTTACGGAAGGATTTCCATTAAGAATCAAACTGTTCCCAAGTGAAGCAGTATTCGCAGTAACTGACCCATCAGCAGTAACTGAGCCACTCGTAGCAACACCAACAGACCCACATCTTAGTCCAGCGGCGACAAGAACATTCTCAAGCACTGGACCGCCTTGTGAAAAATTACCATTGTCAAGAACATAATTGACGGACATCTTCTAATATAATTAATACAGCGAAAAAAACACTGTATTGATTATCTTATTTATTAGATAGATAATTTATGCGTAGAGAACCTCATAACCGTAAATCGCACCAGCCGTGCCGTTGAGCGTAAAGCCAGTGCCGGGCACTACTGCTGTTACATTTCCGGCAACAATACCAGCGGCGAAGGCAGCGGTTGAGCCACCAGCCAACCAGACACGGAAAGCAGAGTTCGCTGTGACTGTGGGACACGCAATGGCATCAGCAGCGGCGACTTGTGTGTGAGCGGGAGAACCACCAAAAGCACCAGTGCCATAAACACCAGCAAGAGACCCAGCGGGTTGTGCCTCTGGAAGAGAACTAACTTCTGTGCGTGAAACTGATACTGAGTTGGCTACAGTTGCCTGAGATGTCGCATAGCAAGTTAGGACATCATTACCACCATTGAGTAGTGGGGCAGTCTGGTTAAGCCGAAGAACTAACTGAGGAATAGCACCGTCCTTAACACTAAGCACAGCATTCGCTGGAGCAGTCTGAGGAGCAGTGAAAGCAGTGGGAGCGTTGAGAAGCAACTGACCGCCGTTATTAGTTACGAGTGAAGAGGCGGCAACAGCACCACCAGAAGAAACACCAACAGACCCACATCTTAGTCCAGCGGCGACAAGAACATTTTCAAGAACTGGACCGCCCTGCGAAAAGTTGCCGTTGTCAAGAACATAATTGACGGACATCTTCTATTATAATTAATACACCGAAAAAAATTCGCCGTATTGATTATTTTGGTAAAATCACATATTGTAAAGATTTACATTAGCCGGGCTGATAGACCACGACGGCGACCGCCCGTGCCACCACCAGTGCCATCACCGCCCGTTCCAGCACCCGTGCCGTAGCCTACTGCTCCAAGGGCACTCTTTACCTTACCCATCGTGCCAGAGTCACCGAGCATTCCCTTAACGGCTGAAATACCGGGCTTCGTGGCATTATAGACATCTTTCGCCTTTGAGAGAACATTGGCAAGAGAACCGAACATACCAGCCCCACCAACATAACGCTGGAGCATATCACGAGTTCCCTGAGGAGCAAGAGGAGCAGATATAATATCTTGTTCGGAGAGAACGCCCTTGATGATGCGTGAAGAGCCACGGATTGACTCAAAGAAGCCAGAGTTCGCCGTGATGACGAATAACTGAACGCCAGACTGGGCGACAGCGGAGGTGTTCTTGACTTGGATATTGAACTGGAATGTGAAATTACCTACGAGTGATGGGGCTTGTCCCGTCTGTAGCGTTATATCTTGTGAAGGCTTGAGAACAAGAAGACCACCAACCATTGGCACACGGCTGTTCGCACCACCGCCGAAAGTCTGACCCGAGCCACCAAGTGTGCCTTGCTGGAGAGTCGCACCCGTGTGAGCCTCACCAACCCAACTGTTCCAGTCCATATCAAGACCGTTCTTCACTGACATAGCGTATAACTGCTCGGCAGTCTGAGATGAGAGCAGACCGGAGAAGTTGTCAAAATTGACCGTTAGAGGAGCAGTGACATTGTCAGCAGCTGTCGCAACTGGTAAATAGAAATCACCTTGTGTGTTTGTTAGTGATGTAGGATTGGGCTTGACATAGATGATGAAAAGGTCGGGAATCTGGGGAAGTGTGATTGTCTGCGACTGAATCTGAACTACCGCACCAGCGGGAATTGGACCGCCTTGGTATGCCGTGATGTAACGGGGGAACTCCATATATGGCACGACTGACTTGGGAGGAAGAGGAACATCAAGGGAAGGCGTTAGGAACTGGCAATTTACACGAGAGTTCGCAAATGAGCCGGAACTTGATGAGGCATTATACTGGAGACCCGTGATATTTACGCCATACTTCTGTGTGCTACGAACAATGCGTGTGGGGGCTTGGAGATTCATAATTAACTGAATGTTGTTGATGCCGAAGAGACCCGTGTCCCACTCGTGGCAGTCGGAGAATACAAAAGGAGAGAGAACAAGTTTCTCCGTTGAACCCCAGCGGAAATAGAGAGGAAGAGCAAGACCAACGATGTTGCCAAGGGAAGTCCAAGCGGGAGAAACGGGAGCGATGCCAATCGTTGGTGCGGCTGAAAGCCAGACAGCACCATTATAGAGCACTAATGAACCACCATTGGCAGTCGTGGCATATGTAGAGGTGTTATTCCAGTTGTAAGGGACGCAAGGCTGACCGTTGAGTGAGATGTAAGGAGCACCAGTAAAGGCTGGGGGAGCAACACCAGCAGTAAGAGCAGAAGGAGCAGAAAGGGGGTTGCCTTGGGGGTCAGTGTAGATTACATTGTAGAAAGCACCGTTGGGTGTCTCAGAGAAGTCAGTCTGATTTTCAATACCAGCAAGAGGGTTATTGATATTACCAGCACAGTCATTGTAATTCTGATACTTGTCTAACATTGTCGGGCAAGTTCTCTGGAGACGATTCTTCTTGTAATCCGTAAGGCGTAGAACCTCCTTGAGAACATCTTGGGAGTTAATTACGCTTGTCGTATCGTTGATTGTCGCCGTAAGCGTGGAGCAGAGAGAGTTTAGGGGAAACGCACAAAGGGCACAGTCACGACCCCACTGACCGATGGGGCGAGTCTCTGGAGGCACAAAGTTGAAAGAGGCACTCATTGACATATAGACCGTAGAACTCCACTCAACGGCTCTATCAACATACACATTCTCAGAAGGAACATAGATGTTGTAAGTGTGCTGTGACTGGGTGGCGGCGATGGCGTTGAA